TGAAAAGAAAAGATTCGCTAAATACTATATCTGACTTACAGAGTGATATCAAAGATGCTACAGATAAAGACGATGTTTCTAATTTATCTAATCAAATAAAAAAATACAAAGAATATTTGAAAAATATTGTCAACAATATCAATAATAATAAGAAGCAATTGAGTCTAAATCAGACTAATTATCAAAGAAGTAAAAGAGAATTTGATGCAGAAATGAAAGAAGAGCAAAAAAGAATAGAAAATATTTCTAAGGGGATATAAAAAATGGAAAAAAATGACTTTTTTCTATTAATATATAATCTATAAAAAATAAAAAAAAAATAAGTAATATGGCAATTCAAATCGGTAAATACAAAAGACCAGGAATCTTCATAGAAGAGATTGATAAGTCAATTATCACTAGCCCGCCGGTTACTGGACCAAGACCAAATCTTATTATTGGTTTTTCCAAAAAAGGACCAGTAAATTCGGCAGTGTTATTGAGTAATCTTAGCGAACTTGAAACGATTTTTGGTTCTTTGGACAGACAACTTGAGAGAAAAGGTTCTTATTTCCACAGAACAATTTCTAAAATGTTAGAGGCGGGACCTGTTTATGCAGTCAACCTCTTAGTAACTGACGACACATTAGATACAGTTGAATATCAATCTCTATCTACAACGACTCAGTATAAAAATGATAGTGAAAGAGTAGATTCTTTCCGTAAGTTCTTTGATACTACTGGTTTCTGGAAAAGAGATACAGAAGCATTTATTGACCTAATTTCTGGTAATACTGATAATTCTCAAAGATTATTAAATCTTGTGAATTTAGGTGATAGATATATCAGTGTATTTGTAGTCAAATCACAAGTAGCTGGTTTCGACAGAGCAATGCTTGAGTGGTATGGTTCGGTTGAAAAATTACCACCATATGTATATGCTACCGATTTGGCTTCCGATTACTTAGTTGATGTAGTTGTTGTTGGTGGTGATTGGTCAAATTACGAATCTTTATCAGAAGATCCAAGATGGCAACAATATTTCTCAGCTACTGGTCTTAAAAAGACAGAACTAAGAAATTTCGCTAACGACAGAAATATCACTACTTTAGGTTATTACGAAGGTGTATCTTTGATACCTTACTTCAGAGACCTTAATGGTAGAAATATATTTATTGAAACTGTTATCAACAGAGATACAGATAGAACTGGTCTATTCTGTGCATATAATAACAATTTAATTGAAACTGATTATCCAACAGGTCTAGCTGATTTGATTGGTAATAGTTTAGTTGGTGATAATTTATTATCAAATCCACCTTCAATGACTGAGACTTACTATCAATCATTGGATAAAAACGATTCAAGAGAAGATGGTGAGTTAAGAATTAAATTCCTTTCATATGATCAGCAAATCACAGAAACTGTAACTTTCACTAATCAGGTGTTAGATAGACCAGGTAACGTTGTTGCTTTATTCGGAACGAATTCATCTATCAAATCAAGAAATAATGCTTTGAATCCTATTGGTTCTTACACTCACTCATTTAACGACAGTGCAACTACTTTAGGTGGTGTAATTTCTGGACCAAATGATGATACTAATTTATCATACATTAATTGGCCAAATAGAACTTACTGGTTTACAGAAGGTTATGTAAATGACTTTTATAGAGTTGGTGCTAGCCAGTCATCTGGTGCTGGTGCTGGTTACACGATCGCGACACAAAGCTTAATACTTGAATATACTACTAATACAACATCTGATAATGCATATGCTGTGATTGGTGGGAACCGTGTTGCTTTGTCTGGAACTTACTCAGTTGAGTTCTCTTACCTAGACTTTCCACAAACACCTGGAACACAGTCATATAATGTGGCTTATGTGTTGACTAACCAAGGAACTGTAGTTGGTAAGAAAACTAACGCTACGGCAACTAAGCCAACAGTATCTACTTCAGACCTAGTTTTGGGATGGGGTACTGTGAGTTTATTCGGTGGTATATTTGTAACTGTTTCAGGAGCAAATTCTCCGACAATTGTTGACGTTACTGTTGGTAGTCAGTCTGGTGGTGGTTCTGATGCATACAACCCACTTACATTCGGTACTGATTATACATTCATTACTACTTCAACTCCGGCTGTTCCACTTGAAGAAGGTGATTTCAAGGTTGAGTTCTTAAATACAAATTCAACTCCTGATTTAACAAATTACGAACAATATAGAAGATTTAAACTATTTAACGCAGTATTGAGCTATATAAATTCTTCAAATACTTCTAAAGGTCTTATGCTATTGGATCCACAGGGAACAACGACAAAGAAACCTCTATCAGAAGTTACTTTCAAGAATTTTGAGACAGGGACTACAGTAAATAAGTCATTTGTTGTGAGTACAGGTCTAACAACTGCAGATTTGACTACTATTTTGAATAATGGAGAATTAGTATTCTACAAACTTGATGATGAGTTCTTGATTGACTTTGCAGGTTTTGAGACTAAAAATACACTTCCTGCTCTTGTAGAAGGTTCTACGGCTTCAATGGGTGTTGTTGGTAAATATTCATCATTCTACACTCAATTTGATCAAGGTAATGTTTCAACTGGTGATGTATTCTTCCAGAATAATATCTATGATAATGTTTCTGTACAATTCGTACCAGGTGCTGGTGTAACAGCATCACTAGCTGGTTATAATTACGTAGTATTCAGAGTTGATGAAACTAAGACTTACTCTGCTAAAAATAACAACTTCTTCGGTGAAATTAACGACCTTATTGGTTCTGAGGCACCAGATGAGTTTTCATCAGATGTTATTGGATACAAATTCTTAATTGGTGGTTTACTAAACAAAGGAGTATTCACAACTACTTATGATAAAGGATTGACTCCTGAAAACTCATTGACAGCTCCAGACAATGCTGGTGGAACCACTGGTAGAGCTTATCAACTTTACACTTTGAGTGGTGGTGGTGTTAATTCAGTTGACCAATCAGGAACTTATAGTTTCTATGCATTTGAGGTGTCAGAAACAGTAGTTGCTGAGACAGTAGAACTTGCTAAGATTTATGGATATAGTCCTGAACAAAATGGTACGGCTCTTGCTGATAAACCGGTTTACTTGACAGCTTATACAGACACGAGTGGTAATCTTGTTGTAAAATATACAGATTTCGATTTAGAAACACAAGCCTATATCGATTCACTTTCTACAAGTAACTCTGGTCTTGCGACTAACGGAACTATCTATGTTAAATCTCAACTTGGTAATTTCAAACAAACTTTAGAAATTGAGACACCTACAGGTTGGGTTGAGAAACCGAACGTAATTCTTGTAAGAAGAGCTAGATATGGTGAAGTTAAAGTTGGTGACTACTTAGAGGCTGATTATGATGAGACACTTCTACAAAGTGATGAAATGCCGAAGAAACTTACAAGAATTCTTTCTAAGAAACTTTGGACTGGTGATGGTAATTATGTAGAGTTAGCAACTGATTTGCCAATCAAGGTAAGAACTTTTGGAACAGACAGACAAACTACAAGATTCACAAAAATTGATGATCTTGTGACAAGCTACCAAGCTATTTCACTTAAAGGATTCAGATTGCGTGATGCTCAAACTCCTAACGGAACTGATACGAGACAAAATTCTATCTTGGATGTTGTTAAAAAAGGAACAAACCTGTACAGAGCATTAATTAATAAAGAAGCATTTGACTTTAGATATTTGATTGACTCGTTTGGTCTTGGTCTATCTGCTGATTCTAAACAAAACTTAGTTGATATCATCGGAGAGCGTCTTGATGCATTTGGTATCCTAAATATGCCATCACTTAGACAATTTAAAAATTCTGTGAATCCATCTTTCAAAGATTCTACTGGTAATGTCCAGATCGAGTTTGTATCAAAAGGTGGTGACCCAGATAGCAATCCAAACTTCCTATACTCTTTTGGTAAAGGAAAAGGTGTGACTTCAGTCGGATATTTCTTACCTTATGTTCAAATCGACGACTTCGGTAGAATTATTGAAATTCCACCATCAGCTTATGTTGGTCAAACATTTATGAGAAAGCATACTAGCACAAGTACAAATATTACCCCTTGGACAATTGCGGCTGGTGTGAATAATGGTCGTATCGAGGGAATCCTTGATCTTGAGCAAATTTTCTCATACACTGACCTTGAGTTCTTGAATCAAGCTCAAATGAATCCATTAACTTTCAAGAGAAACAGAGGATTCATCATTGAAACTGAAAATACCGCACAAGTTCTTGTGAAATCGGCTCTATCTTTAATTCACGTTAGAGAGGTGTTGATCGAACTTGAGAGAGAGTTGTCAACAATGTTACTTGACTTCCAGTGGACGTTCAATACTCCAGAAATCAGAGCAGCTATCAAATTACAGGCTGATGTGATCTGTGAGAAATACGTAGCACAGGGTGGTTTATTTAATTACTTCAACAAGATCGACGAAGAGAATAACACTCTTGAGATCATTGATAACCAAATCGGTGTAATTGACACTTACGTAGAACCTATCAAAGGTATGGGTATCATCGTAAATAACATTACAATCCTTAGAACAGGTGCGATTTCAGCAGGAGGATTTATTAACTCTTAATCAGATTTTTACAATAGACAAAAACCCAGATATTTGATATCTGGGTTTTTTGTTTTTAAGAGTCGATACAAAAAAAAACACCTTTCGGTGTTTTTTAAAATTTTGGAATATTTGGAAGATTGGAAAGACCAGAATTAAAGTTGTTCATTACATTTCCAGGATTAAAGTTTCCTATGTTTTGCTGTTGACCTTCTTCGGCTTTTCTTTGTTGTTCTTCTTCGTCTGTTAATTCGTTGACGATTTTGATATTTTCTTCTAACAACCAGAATGGCCACTCATCTATGCAAAATTCTATTACATGGAAATGTTTTTGTAACAGTAACTTATTCTTTAATAAAGGCTTCAAAGGCATCATGAATAACGAAAATACCTGACGCTCCGTTGGGAAATTGCATTTCTGTGCGGACCTCCACTCCGCAAGCACTACAAGGTTTAACTAAGTCTTTGATGCCGAAAGTCATTTTTCCAACTGCTGCATTCAAAAACTGAAAAGAGATATCGTCCATTTGTTCAAATTCGGTTAGTTTTGCTTTGATGCCGTCCATAGTTATGGAATTTCTACCACCTAGCATAAAGGGAATAATTTTCAAGAACGAAAGATTCGGTTGTCTATTTTCGTTGTTTTCTTTGACGATGTATTCTGTGAAGGCTTTTTGTATACCAATATTCGGTGGTGTCAATTCAAATTGTTTATTATTAACAGTTTTGAAAACAAATGAATTTGTTGCTCTATCAAAGTATTTTAATAGCTTTTCATCAAATTCATGGAATGAAAAGTGTTTTCTAATCAATTGAATTTGATTTGATTCACCACAGGCGTCACATTTGACAGTTACCGCTAATTCGTTACCCTGTTGGAAAGTTAGTTCACGAATTGTAAAAACTAAGTACAATCTATCTTGATCTTTAACATCCAAGAAGCTAGCAATTCGACCATCTGGATATTTTACACGGACACATGCTGACAGCATGTCGTTCATTTTTTCTACAATATCATAAAAGTTATTGTCATCAACCATTGAGTAAGATTGAATCTCTTTAACAGTTGCAGGTCTTACCATAAATAGTGTTCCAGCAGGATAGAATTGACCACAAGGTAATTCTTTTACATCAAAATTGAAATATTGAAGATCAGAGCCTCTTGAGGCATCTTTTTGAATAATTTCGATATTTGAAGTGGGTGTCGGATTTTTTACTGATTCCTGTTGTTTTATGTGTTGTTTCAGGAAATCTTCTTCTGACATTTCTTGATTTGCCATATTTTATAATATTTTTTTGTATATATAGTTATATAGTCCTCCTATATCTATGTTTTAAAAAAAAAGAAAAAAGTGATTTTTTTTTATCAATATATATACATGAAAAACAAAGGAACACATGAAATTAAAATATATAATTTATAATTGTGAAAAACAATTAAACAAAAAAAAATATAAATAGTTATGCCATTACCACATTTTACCAATCTTGTCGTAGCAGGTGCACCAGGTGGTCCTGGAACAACTCCTCAAGAGCCAGTATACACTAACCTCTTTGAGATAACGTTCGTGCTTCCTACGGTTTTGCAATCACAAGGTAGAGATCCAATTATCTTCCTTCAACAAGCTTTATCAATTGACTTGAATACAACCAATATTGCTCTTGCAACATCAGAGCAGCGTTGGAAGTATACAACTCGTAAGTTCTTAAACGCGGGTCCAACAACAACGAGCATTGACTCACTTCAGGTTAAATTCAACGTGAACGTGAATAATCAAGGTTCTATGGAAACTTGGGCTGGTTTAAGAGCTTGGTACGACCTTGGTTGGAATTCTCAAGACGGTTATTTACATTACAAAGCTGATACAATCGGAACTTTGATTGTAAATCAACACGACAAAAAAGGACTTGTATTAAGACGAGTTACTTTCCAAAATTGCCAGTTAAAAGGTGTTACAAGTCCAACTATGGATTATGCTAACCAAACAATTTTAGGCGATGTTACTGCAGACTTCTGTTGTGACTACTGGGTTGACGAGTATATCGATATGGATATGACCGTCACACCTCCATTCGTTGAAGGGTACTAATTTTTATAAAAACCGACAAAAAATTTGTCGGTTTTTTTATTTAACTTTTTGTAAAATTTTCAATAGTACATGAGTATAAATAGATCTCATAATGCAATTTTCAAACAAACAAATTATCTCAGAAGT